GTGGACACGTCGACCAAACGAAGTAAATTAAAACCGTTTCGAATTTAAAACGTTTGAAATTGAACGCACGTTTGAAATTACAAGCAGGTACACTAAGACCGGTGGAGTTATCACGACTTGAATTAAAGTAATTGGAGTTACCTTAATCACAGCGTGATTAAAATGGAATACGCAGACATCATAAGTGAAGAAGCGTGGTGTACGGTCACTTGCAAGACTTCGCTGTCAGGAAGAAGTGCAACTAGGGACTGGAACATAGCAGTCAAGTCGAAAGGTGAAGCCTCGTTGATATTAGACAGGGCAGTGATTAAAAGGGCATATGTTGACAATGGGACATTTGTTACCAGGGTTGCTGACTTGAAGAGGCTGATTGCTAAGAAGACTGAGGAGTGGAAGAACTTGGACAACTACTGGATAGTGAATGTGGATGTGGTAAGACCACTTTCAAACAGTGTTGTTCACCTTCTTGTCCCAGAGAGTCTTATGAAGACTGCGGAAAAGTATGCTTACATGTCATCAGATTTGAGAGTGGAGATATGCAAGATAGTGATAGAGGTGATGTGTCTGGGGTCCATGTACTCACACTCTGATGAATTGATAACATCTGCGCTAAAAAGATGGGATAGTGTTATTGTAGGAAGGCCGGTTGGTAGGGAATTGAGAGCATACTTATCCCTGACTTCTGTTGAGTTGAAGATGCTGATGAGTGCCGGGATACTGAAGCCGTTACATGAGGCAGTAAACGAAGATGTCATAAAGGTGGCTGAACAAGGTTTCAAAACAGGGTTTAGGAAGTCTGACATAGCTCTGGAGAGGTTCAAGGAGAACAGTGACAAGAGAGATGTCTGGAATTTGATAGAGATGTTTATGAGAGATGCTATTACAGACATCTCAATGTCGGTCTTGGGAAGTGTTGGAGAACTCAAGACAGTCAGCGACTGCTACACAACACTAGTGGAGATAACAACGGAGATCAGCAAGAGAGGTGTTGAGAGGTCTAGTTGCGAAATGGCAGTGTCTCTTCTAAAAGAGATAATTGTGAGTTGTGGCCAGAATGAGAGTGATTACATCACTCGACAGTTGTCTTCAGTGCTTAGAAAATCTGTTTTCGCACTTAAGAAACTCAGAGGTCTGTGCTGGGATAAAGGTGTCTGGCAGATGCACCTAATTGAAAGTGGGATCAGCAAGTGTGAGTCGATGACGTACTCAAGTATCGAAAGTGCTCTTGAGTGTGTAGGAAGGATAAAGGGGATTTGCGGTGAACTGCTAACAATTCAGATCATTGCTGAGTCCGCAAGAGGCAATAAGGCAAAACAGGCAGTGGTCAATAACATAGGCTGTATGTGGATTGCTGATAAGAGAACTGTGGAATCCCTTGAGATGAAAATAAGAGGGAAATTCAATCAAGGGATCACTCCAGACTTGATTGTAGAGAAAGAGGTGATGGACGATTTTAGAGCACACCTGAAGAAAATAAGAGTCATTGGGGAAACAGGTGAGAGTGAAAGATACCCAGCTAAGTACTCTGAAAAGGTTAATCCAGATGATGATGCATTCTGTATTGAAACAGGGTTCAGAAGTCAGTACATCATAAAGAACCAGATGGACATGCAGAAGTACGAGGAGAGGGGGTTCCCGGATGTAAGCGTGGGGTGCATAACTTATGGGGAGGTCGGGTGTTTTAGTATGATCAGAAGTAACGAGTACAATACTACACTAACTGACCTTGCCTGTGACCTTGTCTTGACTCTGGACTCCTTGCAGAAGAACTGCAGAAGCATAGTTCTGCAACAACTTTTGAACAGAGTTGGAGGTCTGGTGGATTCCAATATGCTTGACAAGTATGAGAAGATACAGTGGATAACCGAGTCTGATGAAAAGCAGATCCTGATCAGAGAAGCTGAGATCTTTGTGAGCGATATGGACCTCAAATGTCTAGAGTTTGAGAACAGAGTGAGAGCGTGGAAGACAAGACCATCAAGCTACTTGTCTGACTACCGGAGGTATGTGGAAGACAAGGAGACATTGAAAGAGCTATATGAGAGTATCCAACAGAGTAGGGCTTCGAGAACAGACAATGAACTCAGTGAGAGAACACTCAAGAATGTTATTTCTGGATTCTCAAGAATGTGTAGGGAATACACAAAAGTGTTTGGAGGGGATGAGTACAAGATGAAGAATGGCTCTCTCAGACACAGAGTAAGCGGATTGCTAAATTCTGGAGTGAGGTGCAGGCTTGAAGAGATAAGAATCACTCCAGATGTCTATTTGAATCTAAAGAACAGCTTTGAGTTCATAGACTCGTCTAATGACTTTGGCAAAGGAGGCAGCAAGATTAAGAGAGACGCTCCTAGAAGAGTTTGTGATGCTATGTTCAATCAGCTGACAAGGGAGATTGACGAAATAGGGCAAACTCTGGATTACAGCAGAAACTACAGATGCACAAGGAGTGGTTTTGTGAAAGAAGTGTCAAACTTATTCTTAATGAGAATAGGATTTAGGAAGTTAGTAGGGTTCGGGCAGATAACGTGTGTGAATGCTTATGGGCTCATCACAAACATTTGTGCAAGGAGACAGAGTGGCTGTGATCAATCAGGGAATCATGTGTATTTACTTGGGGAGAAAGTGTCTGACTCTGAGACAGTGAAATCCCTTATGAATATGAACATGCAGACGTGCCTGCGTACACTTGAAGACTTAAGCATGATGCTAGTTATAAGTCAAGACGGGGAACTAACAGAGAATCTGGACAAGGCAAACTTTATTGGGTTAGAAGGGGAAGACAGACCGTTAACAATATTAGATAGCCTGCCAGTGGAAGATTGTCTGACAGCATTGTACTGCAGCAGTACACATGACTTAAAGTGGAGATGTGAGAGTCTATGTGTTAGATGCTCAGGGGTTCCTAATCTGTCAGAAGGAGTGCTAACATATTTGGAGAACTGTGGGGCACAGCATGATTACATATCCATTTGCAGGTCTAAATCGGAGCTGAGAATTCCAGAGTACTGCAAGGTCTCCCCTTCAATTGGACATGACTTAAGGTCTGTGACAGAAGGGTTGAAAGAAGAGACAATAAAAGACAGAGTGGAGAAAGCAGCTGAGGCCTTAAAGAAACTGAAGGAGATGACTGGGGATAGAAAGCCAAAGCTGGAGATTTACGGAGTGTTCACGTCACCAGATGAGCTCTACACCGCAAATAATGGTGTTGACCATTCTGATCAGTTTGAGGACTGGGACAAGATTAAGGAGATACTAATGATACATGGTGAAGGGACAGCAGCTTCTATGTGTGTGAACAGAATTAAGGAGGCTGATGAATTTCTGAATTCATTTGGAGTCTGTCGGATATCTGAATTATCATCCAGAATTGGATATGCACTGAGCAAGCTTAAGACTGGAAGAGATGCTACAGGTCAGGTGTTTATGTCTAAGGTTGAGGGATCCGGTGACAACAAGACCATTGTTATGGTGAATCAGACATCTCGAAACATAACAAACAGGTACAAGGTAATCAAAGGAGACACCGTAGTTATGGAAGGGCTGACTGATGATAGAAAAGTGAGGAGTATGATAAACAGTAGATCAGTACTCCTTAGTGCTCTTCATGTCTGGCGAACCACAAGGAGACACAACTACAAACTCACTGAGTTAACACAGTTGGAGATGGAGGAATTCAAGGATGTGAGCTACTCAATCCACCTTGCACACTCAGCACTGATAAGAGGCAAGAGAAATTTGAGTATAGCTGAGTACTTAATAAGGATGGGTGCTCTAGATGAGGAGGGTCAAGTTGACAATCTACCTAACATAGGAACTGAGATTGTGAAGGAATCTTGCTGCACTGGAGACAACTGTGGATGCAACTTCAGGTGTGAAAGTCTGTGCTACAACATAGTGCATGGGTCAAGCGATCTGATTCAAAAGGTGATGAACAAAGAGAGTGAGGAGAGGCCACTCTGTGAGTGCGAAATAAAGTCTCTGGTTTGCTGGGCACTGTTGAAATTCAAAAGTTTAGTGCAGTACTCAGTAAGCAGTCCGCGAAGGAGTTTAATACTCTTTGTAGCAAACTACTGCCTAAGCACTCTCCCAGGTGTGAGCTCGGCCAATAGTGCTGTCAACGATGTGAGTCAGGGGTACAGGTACATACTGATGCACTCTCAGTCCTGCCTTGCTTCATACAGTGACATGATGAAAAAGACAGTGAAAAGATTCTGGGCTTACGACGGTCACTTCACAGACAATCACAACATATTGTCCTGGATATGGTTCTGTGAGAGGACAAGAAAGTATGAGAGGGAGCTGCAAGAGGGTGACTGGAAAGCAACCTCAAGCAGGATAAACCTGCCGTGCTTCTGTACTGACCTCAGTCCTGATGTGGGGGGGGAAGCTGTCGTGAATGAGATGTACATTTACATGAATTCGGTAAAAGGAGGAAGTGGGGGAAACGAGGCGGACAAAACTGCATTCTTTCTGACTACTGAGAAGATCAGCCCGTGGAAGAAGGATGTGAGAGACAGGCTTCTATGCCACTGCAAAGAGGAGGGAAGGGAGTGCTGTTTAGACGAGACAGATCATGCAGATAAGGTGGCACTGAACTGTTTGCTTGGTATTGTTGTGTTCCCGGAAGTTAAGATCAGAGAAGAGCTTGACTGGCTAAATAAGTCTCAGCTTCCCTACACTGCTATGAGCATAAGATGTGTGGAGTCGGTAGCAAGAGCATTTGAAGTGAAGAACAGGCAGAGGATTGTTGAGCAGTTTGAAAAGGGTTCAGGAGTGAGGGACACTTTGAGTGACATGAGTAAGTCAACTGGCATGATAACGGCCCCAGCTCCTGACTTCAGTGTGGAGAAGGCGGAGAAATTTGTTCTAGCTAAACAAGGGGCAAAAGTGCTGACAGTAGGAGCAGTGAGCAATAAGAGGGTAAATTTCAAGGTGGGTGTAGAGAAGATGAAATCTGAGATAGCCCTTCTGAAAGACAGATTCGGAGACGAGATGACAGACTTACTACTGGAGTCAATAAAGGAAGAGTCATTCAGCATCACTAGGAGAGCAACTAGCGTAGGTGGGATTGCTATTGGAGGGATGGGTGATGCAAAGAAAGGTCAGGCAGTGTACGTCTTGACTAGACTGGCCAAGAGGTGCTGTGATAGGTCGTCAAATCAGGTGATAGTGAGAGCAATCTTAGCAAAACTAAGAGAAACTGTGACTGTCACTAGTGCAAAGCCAAGAAGTGTGAACCTAGGTAATGTAAAAAAGGAGCCAGGGTATGGTGTGATACCGGAGAAACTGCTGAATGATCTTAGAAGCAGAGCACGTGCAAATGTGGATAAGATATTCTCAGATGACCTTTCAGGAAAGGGTATTGACACTGCTGATGTGAAAGCTCTCATAGGTTCAGTACTAGACGGACCTGTAGCTGAAGATGAAATTGAGGAGGAAACTAAGATTACAAGTGTATGCCGAGAAACATGGAGAGGTGGGATTGTGAGATTAGTCAGCTCTGACTGGAGACTCCTGGAGGATGGATCTCTAATGCACATAACTTCAGCACTAGTGCATGAAGGGATTATGTGTTATGAGAGACCAAAGAGGTCGAACTTAATGTACAGTGAGAGGATCATTTTCTGCCAGCTTGAGACTGCTGTAAGAATACTGGACGGTAGAGTCTCCAAGGCTGAGTCGGACTCTATTAGTGCGTACTTCAGAGTTCCAAATAGTAAGATGCAGTTTGCAGTGGAAAGAGGCTTCAGCAGTGGTGTCATGTCAGGTAAGGTGCCTTTCCTAAATGTTCTAAAACCAATCGGAGAAGAGCTTGTAGGTGTGAGGCTTACACCAACAATATCTAGTAGAGGAGTTAAACCAGCCACTGGAATACTGTCCAAACTAAAGGACACACTGGGGCTTGAAAGTCTCACTTTGAGATGCAGAGACATGATGAAAGCCAAAAGGGAAGTGTGGGAGAAGATGGACTCAATTAGAAATATGAACAAATCGGCAACACTAGAGGATCTGAAGAGGGAGCTATCTGTTATAATGCAAATAGAGGCTGAGATAAACACGACTCTCCGTTCTCAGAAGGACAGCTTCTTAAGCATGATGATACTCTCTGTTCTAACCAATCCTTATTGCTTCGACCCGAGTATTCCACCAAGTACAGTAGGGGAGATACCAAAAGACATATTCATGAAGAACTTCGTTCCAATGTTTTGGTGTAGCATCTCCGATGATATAGAGGAGTACAAGGAGTGCATGTGGGTGGTGTGCATTGAGTTCTTAGCTCAGAAATCAAACCACGGGATAACCTGCGATCTGATAACAGGGATCAATATTGATGTGACAGGAACTCAAGATCTGGTTGAGATATCAAGCATCTTGGACAGAGACTTCAAATCCGTTATGAGTGCATTCTATCAAAGATGTGTGTGCCTTATGAGCGCTAAGGTGTCAACTGTTACCTTTGCAGTGAGAAGTAGAGCCTACGTGTCATCTATTGTCAGGCGATCTGGAAGAGCCATGGTGTCAACTTGCGTGGCTCGAGAGATAAACAGTTCAGGTGATTTGAACATTTGTACTATGGCAAACACTCTAATGAGGGATTCAAAGGAGCGGTTGTGCAACAAGACAGCTCTAAAAGTCCAGTATGGAGGCCCAAGAGATCTTGTGGTGATGGACTTGAATGCAGCTGTGATGCAAAGGACATTTGAGACCGTGAGCAGAGCTGCAGGAGCATCAGTCTCTTGGAATCTCCTAGCGCATCCAGACTATAAAGCAAACATGGAGAGCTACGTTGAAAGGAAGATGATGGAAACAAAATCCGGGTTCGAACCTGAGGTGTTTACCCTTTACGGAAGTCAGGATATGGCAAAGTGGGGACCAAAGCAAAACGGTTGCTCGATTGGGACAGTCAGCAGCATTCTAAGCTTCAGAGGATGTGAAGGAGCGGCAAGATATGCTCTGTGTGCTGGGAATAAGTGGTGCAACAGGAAGATTGAAATACCTAATGGGGTTATAGATTGGATCTTGGGAATCCTGGTGAGAAACGGAATTAGATGCAAGGATGCTAGATACGAGGAGAGAGCACTTGAGTTTTTCAGAGAAAACAAAATGGCAGAAGAAAACGTTTTGGAGGCTGTCGCTCACGTGTGCAGAGGAAAGAAGTACATTGTGGCTCAAACTCACATGGGTCAGGGGCTGTTGCACGACGGTTCAACTCTGTTCCAGCTGATATTTGAAGACATCGTGGTGCCAATGATCTCAAAGGCAGTAATATACACGTACGGGGTGAAGGATACAGTGCAAGACAGAAAATCTGTGTTCAGCTCTGATGATTCAGCTGAGTCGGTCTCACTCAAGGTCTCAGGTGGATCTCTAAGAATCTCAAGGAAATGTGTGATAGAGCAGACAAAGCTTAAACAAAGGACATTTGCGGGTTTTAATATGTGCCTTTCGCCGAAAACTGTTTACTGTCTTGAGATGCTAGAGATATACTCTAGTTTCACTATATCAGGAGTGAATGAGAAGCCAGTGCTAAAGCTGATTTCAAGTCAGGTGAGCTCGGTCAGCTTTGACGACATCGCTAGTGCTGGGAGGTCTGTTGTCAGTAATGTGAAACAGCTGTACTCTTACAACGGGAGCTTAGAAGATGCAGTGCTGGTGGCCGCAAGCACAGTTAGGATGTGCTGTGGTCTGACTGGAAGAAGTGCACGAAGAGTGATAATGACCTGTTTTGGCTCTGCAGACTTACTGGGTGGGCTACCATCACTGGACCTGGTCAGCATGATAATGTTCCCAAAGACAGAAGGGTCAAATATAGTGAAACTCCAAAATGCTGTGAACAGATACAAGGCCAGAAAACACAGTGATGGAGACATTGTGATGATGGTCATGTCCTCATTTGTGGGCATAGCAGAATCGGATGAGGAGCTAACAAGGGTCATAAACAGCTGCAGAAGATCTGAGAAAAGCGAGGAGGTGAAAGAGCTTATAAAAGTGTTGGACAGAACAATAGAAACTAGAGAGTCTGTTATACATGAGACCATAAGCAAGCAGAACATAACCCGATCACCTGAATTTGAAGGGTCAAGGATGATGAGGATTCTCAAGACAAGTATTGATGGATCTGTAAATACAGGATTTGAGCAGGTAAAAATGTTTAGAAAGACTACACAAGGTTCATATGTGCTGCTAGACAAGCTACCTGAGGAGCTGAGGAAGAGTGTCTGGAGAATAAGAGATAGAGGATGGATGGTTGGGTACGGGAATGTAGTGTTCGGAGACAGAAAGCTTGGAGGAGACAAACTAGTGTATGAGTATAGATGCAGTCTTGCTGAGTTAATTGATGCCTGCGTGGAGTACTTCATGAGAAACACTGTGCTTGTCTTAAAACGCTCGGATGAGATAATGAATGATTTTGGA